GGCTCATGATTGAACAGGCAGCGAACGTCCTGCTGCTCTTTCAGCACGCGGCTGAAGGCGCCGGGCTTGATGATTTCGACGAAGCGCCAGCCGGTGTCTTCGTATAGAACGTATTCCTGGTTGAACACGGCGCCGTAGCCTTCGATGCCCGGCTTCTCTCCCGACTTGGCGCGCACTTCGGCGCCCTTCACAAAACGGCGTTCGATCATGACTCCACCTCGGTTTCAATTTTTGCCGCCGCGGTCGCGGCATTGCGGTAGGACTCGATGGCCAGCGCACGGATGGCGCGCAATAGCTCGCGGTCGCAGATTTCCGGTCCGGATCCGTTCGCGGCCGGCCAGCGCTCGCTCTCGAAGCGATGGAACATGGTTCCCAGGTAGCCGGCGAGGAAGCGCGAGCTTTCGAGCCCGTCCGGACTCGCGGCGGCTCCGAATATCTCGGCCGCACGGAGGTCGAGCTCCTCACCGATGCTTACCAGGACCGGCGAAAAGACTCGCCGGAAACCCTCAAGATCACACTGCGATCGCGCCGCCACCCTGCCGAAAGCGTCGCGGAAGAGGCGCGAATAGGCACGCGAAACACGCGCAATCAGCAGCTGATCGCGACTATTCGCCGCCGGCTTCTTCTCTCCCGGCTCCGGCGGCTGCTCTTCGTCGTCATCTTTGCCGTCGTCCTCGTCGTCGCCGGCGCCGGGCAGAGCCGGTGTTTCGAAGAGCTGCTTCACGGCCGCCATATTGATCTGCATCCAGGTCGAATCCGCCGCCGCCTCGTCGAGCGGGTTCATCTGCATACGCTCGCGCGCATCGTTCGGCGACCACACACCCCACTGGATCATGACCTGCACCATCGCCTTCAGATCCGCAGCCGACGGCGTGACAATCGGCCAGGTGTCGAAAAACACCCCGAAGCGTTTGGCTGCGTTGCGGCCGGTGGAAGGCGGCGGCAGCATCTTGCGTTTCACTTCCTGCTCGATGGCGCGAAGATCGGGAGCCAGCGAGAACGTCAGAAACTCCTGGCCAATTTGCTCGGTGTTGGCGCGGCTGGTTTTTTCGGTGACTCCCACCATGTGTGGCGGAACGTTGCCCATCACGCGGCAGATCTCGCTGATCTGGTGTTGCCTGGTCTCGAGGAATTGCGCCTCGTCGGGCGCGACTGAGGTCGGGACATAGGTCATGCCGCCCTCGAGCACCATCGGACGCTGTACGTTCTCGCCGCCCCACGCTTCCTGCAGCTCTTTGCGCAGGCTCGCCATGTCCTCGGGTGCGAGGCCCTGGCCGCCGCCAGGAAGAGAGAACACGCCGCGGCCGACGGCGCCGTTGCCGAAAAATTTTCCGCCGAACTTCTCCGTCGCCAGTGCCAGGCCTACCGCGTTGCGCGCCAGTTGGATGACGTCCTGGCCGATACGGCCGTCGAGCGAGAGACCGGGAACGTGGAGGATGTCATCAGGCAGGATGTAGCGATCGCCGTGCGGCCCTTGCGGATCCGGCGTCGGGTTTTCCGGATCCATGCTTTCTGTTTCCATGCCCTCGGTGGTCACATAGACCAGCTGGCCCGGCCGCGCATTCAGCGTGATGCCGTCGGACGTCGTGAGGGGAATCGCCTTGGTCACGCGGTGCGGCCGGATACGCGCCGGGTTCCGTGGCCAGATGGCAATGATGCGCCCGCTGCGATCGCGTTGAAACTCGGCAAAGCCGTTGCCCCACAGCATGCGATGCACTTGAAAAGTTTTCTTGAAGGTGAACGCCGACATCTCCGGGTTCGGCTGGTGGTCGAGCAGATCCCAATATTCGTGGTCATGGGCGATGCGTCTCTGCAGGCGGCCGTCCTGGTTCGCGATCTTTTCGAAAATCTTCAACTCGAGCGCGCCGATCGCGCCGCCCTTGATTTCGCAGCAGGCCCATACCGTCGAGACCTGCAGCGCCGTCATCTCCGAGACGCGAATGCCGGAGTCGGTGCGGCCGCCGTTGAAAATATCGAGCAGCCACTCCGCAGGGAACGAGAGCGGGGTCTGCGGATTTTCGAGCGACGTGCGGGTTTCTGAGATCAGTCCCATCTATCGGCCTCGGTGCGGCGCCGCCCGCAGTCCACGGATAAAGCTGGCCACCAGCTCGAGCAGCGGAATCAGCAGCAGGAAGCACCCTGCTGCGATCAGCCCGAGGCGTGCCTGGAACAAGGCCGCACCCGCGGTGACCAGGGCGGCGCCGGAGAAATAGAGCACGTCCGATCGGAGCGCGGCGCGCTCGATTTTCCGCGCCTGCTCTTCCTTCAGCACCTGCGAAGATTTTGGAAACGCTTGCGGCTGTGTGCTCATAGGACGTGCACCCTCGGCCGCGCGATCACGGGGTTGGCATCGGCCGCGGCTTTCGCGAGCATCAGCGCGACCATGCCATCGATCTTTTTCGGCGAGTTCGGGTTCGACGGTTTCACCGGCTTTTTGTTTCCCGCGGCGTCGGCCGTCACCACCAGGTTGTCGGCCATCCACGTCAGCACGGGATTGCCGCCGTGCTCGAATTCGGCCTTCTTGATCATGTTCGTCACGGCGTCGACGGGATCCGTCATCGAAATAAATCCCTGGCGGTGCTCGACCAGGTTGAAGCCGTCGGCCTGAAGCTGGTTCACCAGCAGCAACGCACGGTAAGGGTCAAAGCGCACCTCGCGCACGTTGAACATGCGGCCGCAGTCGGCGATATCTTTGCGGATGAAGTCGTCGTCACGCACATTGCCGGGCGTGACTTTCAGGAAGCCGAGCTGAGCCCAGAGCCGATACGGGATACGATCCTTATGCGTGCGGAGCGCGACGCCGTCTTCGGGGCAGTAGAAGAACGGCAGCACAACGATCTTGGGCACGCCGGCCTGCACCGGAAACAGAAACAGGGTCCCACTGATGTCATCGGTCGAGCCCAGGTCGACGCCGACGAAAGAATTGCGGCCGCGCAGCTCGGCGATCTTGCGAGCGCGCCAGGCGACGGGATCCGCAGAGTTCTCGCCGGCGCACCGGGCCCAGGCGACGGCGCCGATCGCGCGCTTCTCGCCCTGCGTCCAGAAGCACAGGTTCAGCCGGCGAACGATGCCTTCCTTCGTCGGGATCGCGACGGCTTCCTGAATCTGCTCGTCCAGGTACTTCACGCCGATCGAGATCCCGAGATTCGGGTTGGCCTTGATCCAGACGTCGCGATCGAGCCAGCTGTCGCAGTTATTGCAGCCCTCTTTCGGTTGCGTGTAGCCATTGGCCTGGCACTCTTCGCAGGCGTCCAGGTGGCACACGTAAGCGAAGTGCGACTCGGCCTCGATGATCGACTCGAGGACCTTGCGCGAATATTCGTGCTGGTAGTAGCAGACTGTCTCGCGATCGAACCCTGAGTTGGTGATCATGAAAATCAGAGCCTGCCGCCGCCCCTTCGTGCCGGCGCGCATCTTGTTCACCACGACGTCGCTCGGGTGCTCGTGCAGCTCGTCGATCAGGGCGCCGTGCACGCGCTTGCCGTCGAGGCCGCGTTTCTCCGAGGAAATGGGACGCGCAAATGAAGCCGTCGAAGCGACGGAGAGATTGTTGCGGTGCGCCGCGATCTTCTGGCGCAGCCAGGGCGATGCGGCGCGCATGTTCTCGGCATCGCGAAACAGGATCTTCGCCTGGTCCTTGGTGACTGCCGCGGAATAGATCTCAGCGCTCTCTTCGCCGTCGGCGATCAGAAGGAAAAGCAGGATGCCGGCGGCGAGCGGCGATTTGCCGTTGCCCTTGCCGATCTCGAGGTAAGCGGTCCGAAATCGGCGGAAGCCGTCGGCCGTCTTCCAGCCGAACAGCATCGCGAGCACGAATTGCTGCCAGGGCGAGAGAAGGAATGGCTTGCCGGCGTGCTCGCCTTCCGCCAGGACGAGGAACTTTTCAAAGAACTCGACGACATAAGACGTGGCGGAATCGTCGTAGACCAGGCCGCGCTTTTCGCCGTCGACCAGGTCGCGGACGTGGCGCTCGACCGCGAGGTAGACCAGGCGGCCGACCGGCACGTTGCCCGTCAGCACATCGAGACAATAGCGCGCCACCACCGGCGAGCTACTGTGCGCGCGTGCTAGCAGGCTTTCGGTCGAGGAAGTCTTGAAGAGCGTCTTGTGCTTTAACATCGGGTTCGAGTTCGCGGCCCTCGCCCACGCTCAGAGTCGAGCGCGCTGCCGGCGTGAGACCGAATTCGTTTTCAAACTGCCGCATGAGCCGAAGCGTGTCGGCTTTGACTCTCACGGCTGGGTTCTGCTTGATCTTCGCGAGACCACTGGTCTCGTCGACGTCGGCGGTGAACATGCCGAGCTTGCGGATCGCGGCCTCGCATCTCACCCACTGCGAGAACAGCGAGCAGTAAGCCGCGAGACCATCGCCGTCAGCGACGGTGAGCACGCCCATCCTGTTCAGGATCGGAACGAGCTGCTTCCACTTCGTCGCGGCGATGGGATCCTTCGCCAGGTGCGGCGGCATCTCGGGAATTCCGGGCGTCGGCTTCGGCTCGCGGCGGTTGACCTTGCGCTTGCCGGCGTTGCCCTGGACGGCCTTCAGCTTCGAAGGTTTCCGGTTGTGCCCTCCGGAGCCTTTAGCACCCAATTTTTGGCCCTCGGAAAAAAAATCGTTTGCTGCGGGATTGCGTTCGTGAGTGTGAACCGGTCGCCGGCACCCTCCGCCGGCGAAAAGAGGACCCCCTACCCCCCGCGCGCGGTCTTCGCGGTGTGATCGGCGTGGCAGGCTCCCTGCAGGTTGCTGAGATCAAAGAAGAAACGATAGTCGCCGTTGTGTTGGGCGATGTACTTCGCGGCCGGGATGACGTGGTCGACGTCGGTGCTGGGCGCATTGCCTTCGCAGAGCACCGCGATCTTGCACATAGGGTCGCGAGCGAGCACCGCAGGCCTGGTGCGCTCGCGCCAGTGTGCCGAGTCATAGAGGCGACGAAGGCCGCCTGCGCGCCTCTGGCGTTCACGATCGCGAGTCTCAGAGTGGAAGCGAGCAGGTTTTGCGATCGGTGCGCGGCGCGGCATTCGGTGGCCGGTTCCATCAGCGTGCGTGCAGCGCCAGCGGCGCCAGCATCTTGATGACTTCCCAGGCTGCGAGCAGCAGGATCGTCGTCACCCATCGTTTGGCA